AACGGATATATCGAGCTCAACGATGCGATTGTTGGTGTCAAAAGAGTTCTACCTTTATTTGATAAGACAGACGGATATTCTAAAAGTTTCTTTGATGTTCGTTATCAAATGCATCTAAATGAAATTTATGATCTTAAAAGTATGGAGTTGTTGACTTATGAACTCACACAGTCACATCTTCAGTTAGTTAATGATATGATAACAGGAAGAGTGCCGATTAGATTTAATCGTCACCAAAATCGTTTATTCTTAGATATAGACTGGGAGGAGAGTCTGGATGTTGATGAATATCTAATTGTAGAAGTGTATCGTGTTTTGGATCCGGATACTTATACGGATGTCTGGAATGACAGATGGTTGAAGAGATACGCAACTGCACTTATAAAGAAGCAATGGGGAGAGAATCTATCGAAATACGAAGGAATTCAAATGCCTGGCGGCATGACATTTAGTGGAACAAGAATCTTGGACGAAGCAAACCAAGAGATAACTCAACTTGAGGAAGAGATGTCTACTAACTACGAATTACCTGTAGATTTCTTGGTAGGTTAACATGGCTGTCAATCAATACTTTAATCAGACAAGTCTAGCATCTGAACAAAATCTTTTGGAGGATTTGGTCGTTGAGTCTATTCAGATTCACGGGCAGGACTTCTATTATATAGAAAGAACTGAAGTAAACTCCGATACTGTATTCAACGAAGCAACTCTAAGTGAATTCAATACCGCATATCTTGTAGAGATGCATATAGAAGATACAGATGGATTTGCTGGTGAAGGAGACTTCCTTTCTAAGTTTGGTCTTGAAGTGCGAGACCAATTAAATGTTATTGTATCAAAGAAAAGATTCACAGAAGCAACCAGTAAAACAATTCCTTTATCTGGAGACTTAATATATTTTCCTTTAGTTGATAGGTGTTTCGAGATTCAATTTGTCGAAGATGAAGTGCCATTCTATCAGCTTGGCAAAATGTATGTATTCAGATTGTCAACAGAGCTCTTCGAATACTCACATGAGTCATTCGATACTGGTGTTGCAGAAATAGATGATATTGGAACTGAGAATACGACATTCAGTGTAGACTTAACTTTTGGAACCGGAACTGGAGAATTCTCTGTAGGTGAGACTATCTATCAGGGAGCGGATCTTGCAAACGCAACCGCAACAGGAGAAGTAATCTCTTGGAACTCTGGAACTAATGTTTTGAGAGTTGGATCACTTACTGGAACATTCGCACAGAACACAAATACAATCGGTGCAACCTCGGCAGCAGAGTATCTCTTAGGTGCGACACAACAAATAACTTATATAGAAACAACAGAGAATGTAGTAGATAATAGTTCGGATTTCTCTGGAACTGCCGACTCTGTTATTGACTTCTCAGTCACCAACCCGTTCAGTGAGAGTTACTAATGTTAGGTATAACCCCACAATATAGAGGAACTCTTCGAAACTATATTATAGGATTCGGTTCTCTCTTTGATGATATAGATATCCAGAGAAAAGATTCTTCTGGGAATGTCACGAGCATTATAAGAGTACCACTCTCTTATGGGCCTGCTCAAAAGTATATCTCTAGGATTAACGCAGAGAGTAGTGATGTCGCAGTGGTTCTTCCTAGAATGAGTTTTGAAATATCTGGGATCAGTTATGACTCAGGAAGAAAACTCAATAAGATGTCTGGATATACTGGTGCTCATACTGCAGAGGGAAATAAAACATTTGTCTACAATCCTGTTCCTTGGGATATATCTTTGACGCTTTCTTTATTAGTAAAGAATGCAGAGGATGGCACTCAGATATTAGAACAGATACTTCCTTTCTTTACTCCTTCCTTTATAGTACCTATAAAGGAAGTAGAAGAATTAGATATAGTAAGAGATACGCCAGTTATATTAGAATCTGTAGATGTACAGGATACATACGAAGGAGACTATTTAACAAGAAGAGTTTTAGAGTGGACTTTGGGTTTCACACTTAAAGGATACTTATATGGTTCTCAGGATAATAAGAAGACAATCAAAAAGTCAACTGCGAAAATTGTTAATATAGATACAAACAGAGATTTTTCTCATCAGGAGTATGAAGTAGATCCTACTACTGCTACAGAACTTGATGATTATGGATTTAGTTCAAGTATAACAGAGTTTAATAATGAAGACTAAAAGTGTGGACGAAAAACTCAACGATTTTCTTGGAATCGAAAATGAGATAAAAGAAACATCTCAGGAGTTAGTTGTGAGAGCTAATAATGATATACAAGAATATCAGGAAGAGAAAGACGAGCAGCGTCAAAAAGATATTGAGAATGATTATGATTTTCATCGTCATAATTTACATGACTTAGTAGAAAAAGGTCAGGACACTCTGAATAATCTTATCGAACTTGCAAAACAAAGTGAACATCCTAGAGCATATGAAGTAGTAGGTCAGTTGATGAAAACTACAGGGGATCTCACAAAGGATCTTATCGAACTTCAAGTCACTATGAATAAAATACAGAACACAAAAGAAGGTGGGCCGAGTAAAGTAGTGAATAACAACGCAGTCTTTGTCGGTAATACAAATGACTTATTAGAAGTTATTAAAGGTAAGAACAGAGTTATAGATCATGAGTGATGTCTACTTAAATAATCCCAATCTGAAAAATGCAGGGGTTGAGATTCAATGGACTCAAGAACAAGCACAAGAGTATGTCAAGTGTCTAGAGGATCCAGTATATTTCATTAAGACGTATATGAAGATTGTAAACCTAGACACTGGTCTGGTTCCATTTGAGTTATATCCATTTCAAGAAAAAATGATTCAGACTTTCCATGAGGAAAGATTTACTATATGTAAGATTGGAAGACAGTCTGGAAAATCTATTACCTGTATTGCTTTCTTTCTTCATTATATACTCTTTAATAAAGATGTGTCTGTTGCTCTACTTGCAAACAAACTTGCGACTGCGAGAGAACTTCTTGGTAGATTACAAAGAGCATATGAAAATCTTCCTCTCTGGTTGCAACAAGGAGTTATGGTCTGGAACAAGACTAATATAGAGTTAGAGAACGGCGCAAAGATAATGGCTGCTGCGACTTCATCCTCTGCCATAAGAGGTGGATCATTCAACATTCTATTCTTAGACGAATTTGCGTTTGTTCCAAATGAAATTGCAGAAGAGTTTTTCAACTCAGTTTATCCTACAATTTCTTCTGGAGAATCTACAAAAGTTATTATTGTATCTACTCCACAAGGTATGAATCATTTCTATAAACTCTGGAATGATTCAGTTCAAAATACTAATTCTTATAAATCTATAGAAGTTCATTGGTCTGAGGTTCCGGGCCGTGATGAAAAATGGAAAGAAGAAACAATTAGGAATACTTCTGAAGAACAATTTCGGCAGGAGTTTGAGACTGAATTTTTGGGTAGTACTAATACTCTTATTAATACTGCGAAGTTAAAAAATCTTTCCTACAATACACCGATAAAAATGACTCGTAATGGAACCGTGAAAATATATGAGGAGCCTAAAGAGACAAGTACATACTTTATTACTGTAGATGTAAGTAGAGGAAGGGGTCAGGATTACTCTGCATTATCGGTATTTGACGCATCAGAAGTACCCTATAAGCAAGTAGCAACATTCAGATCTAATGAAATGCCTCCTATGGTATATCCTACATTAATAAAGAATATAGCAGTCGAGTATAATGATGCGTATATACTAGTGGAGATTAATGACGTAGGACAACAGGTTAGTGATATTTTATATCATGATCTTGAGTACGAAAACATGATTTCCATCCACAATGATACTCGCAAAGGTCAGTCGATTAGTTCCGGTTTTGGTAAAGCCTTTACACTAGGAATCAGAACAACCAAGGCTACTAAGAAGATTGGTTGTTTTAATATGAAGAGTTTGGTTGAAGAAGACAAGATGATAATCAATGACTTCGATACCATAAACGAATTGACAACCTTTGTTGCAAAGGGGCATAAGTACGAAGCAGAAAATGGCAAGACAGATGATATGGTAGACACTGTGATGTTATTCTCTTGGATGGTCACAGATCATTACTTCAGAGAACTATCTGATTTAGACACCAGAAAAGAGATTTATCAAGAAAGAATTCGTATGTTAGAAGAAAATATGACGCCGTTTGGGTACATTCAAGATGGTGCAGAAATTGGCAATTTTTCAGACGATGAAGGACAAGTCTGGCAAGTTGTTGAAAATAGTGTTTAAGATTATTAAAAAACACTTTTTTTATAAATATTAATCAAAGAAGAATACACTTAAACTAATGAGTTTATAATCAATTTAAGGAGATGATAAAATGCCATTTCAAGTAAGTCCCGGCGTTAATGTATCAGAAGTAGACCTAACTACTACCACTCCAGCCGCTGCGGTATCCGTAGGTGCATTGGTGGGTCAATTTGCGAAAGGCCCAGTAGGTGAAGTAGTTACGGTTTCTAGTGAAACTGAATTGGCGCAAGTTTTTGGTAAACCAACAGACCAAAACTACAGATCTTTTTACACTGCCGCGAATTTCTTGGCATATGCCGGAAACTTACAAGTTTCTAGAGTTGTCGGAAGTGGAACACTAAATGCAGTTGCCGGCGTACCAAGCACCACAACTCCTACTCTCGCTACGGAAACTGGAACTGCTGTTGCCGCGGTGAGTGGTGAAACTTTCACAGGAAACGGATCAGACACAACATTCACCCTATCAAGAGATGCCTTCGATGAAACTCTCACAGTCACTGTTGATGGATCTGCCACTACAGATTTCACAGTGGCAGGAACTACTTTGACATTTGGATCTGCTCCTACTGGAACTATCCTTGTAGATATTCCAGCAAGAAGTAAATTTACAGTTTCTCAGACTCTTGGAGCAAATGATACAGTATCAGTTGCCGGTTTTAGTATCGGAACAGATTTTACCGTTAGTGGTCAAGTAATTGATTTTACATCTGCCCCGACAAGTGATATTACTATTACAGTCAATGGGCCCACAGTAACATCTTTCGCATATAGTCCAGAGTTGGTTGGAACATCAAGCGATGTTTCTTTTGGCTCTGGCCAAGCCGGTGGTGCTGAGTTTGTTGCAAAATCTCCCGGCCCTCATGGTAATTTTTTAAAGGTTTATATGGTAGACGCAGGAACTTTCTCGAGCCTATCCTCAACTTTCCAAAATGAATTTTCTGGTGCTCCGGCAGCTGGGGAAGTGCATATTCTTGTATGTTCTTCTGAGTCTGGAACAGATAAAGTTGTCGAGAAGTTTTCATTTTTGTCAAAAGCATCTGACGGAAAACTTGAAGATGGAACTAATATCTACTATGTAGATTATGTAAACGAATATTCTGATTATATATTTGCGGTAAATCACACCACAGAAGGTACAAACTGGGGAACTCCCGCATTAGGTACAACATTTGCAACTCTAAGTTCTATGGTTTATGTAGAATTTTCTGGAGGAACAGAAGGTTCTGTTCCTACCGCCGGAGAAGCAATTTCCGGATATGGAGTTTTTGAAGATGCAGAAACTACAGATGTTGCATTGATTATGTCTGGGGAGTGGGGTGATATTGCAGATGGCAATACAGTGCAAACACACATCATCGACACAGTTGCGGCGGGCCGCAGAGACGCAGTTGCTCTGATTTCTGCAAGATACTCTGACTGTGCATCTTCAGATCCATCTGCTGCAGTAATCAGTTACTTCACTTCTACAATGACAAGTAACAGCAATTATGCATTTGTAGATTCAAATTACAAGTATCAATACGACAAGTACAATGATAAGTATCGATGGGTTCCATTAAACGGAGACATCGCTGGTCTTATGGCAAGAACTGATAGCGAAAGAGATCCTTGGTTCTCTCCTGCTGGTTTTAACCGTGGAGTTATCAAGAATGTTGTTAAGACTGCTTGGACACAAACAAAGGCGAACAGAGATGATCTTTACAGAAAAGCTCTAAACCCTGTTGTTACATTCCCAGGCCAGGGTACAGTTCTTTATGGTGATAAGACATTCACTACGAAACCAAGTGCCTTCGACAGAATCAATGTAAGAAGATTGTTTATTGTTCTAGAGAAGACTATTGCAACAGCATCTAAGTTTACTTTGTTCGAAATGAATGATGAATTCACACGTTCACAATTTGTATCTCTGGTCGAACCTTTCTTGAGAGAAGTAAAGGGTCGCAGAGGTATATTTGACTTTAAGGTTGTTTGTGACTCAACAAATAATACTGCTCAAGTTGTTGACAGTAATGAGTTTGTTGGCGACATCTTCATCAAACCTGCTAGGTCTATCAACTTCATCCAGTTAAACTTCGTTGCTACAAGAACTGGAACAGATTTTGAAGAAATTGTTGGATCTGTATAATAATCGTTATAAATATAGTTAAAATTTTAGGAGAAAACAATGGCGTTTGATATCGCATCATTCAAATCAAATCTGAGAAACGGCGGGGCAAGACCTAATCTATTTGAAGTAGAAGTAGGAAACCCAATCGACGGTTCTGCAGATAGCGTATTTCGTTTTCATTGTAGAGCTGCTCAGTTGCCGGCATCAACGATTCCTGCAATCGACGTTCCTTACTTTGGAAGACAAGTACGAATTGCTGGAAACAGAACATTCGAACCTTGGACGGTCACGATTCTCAATGATGAGGATTTCTCAGTAAGAACTGCTCTAGAAAATTGGATGGGTGGAATTAATGATCACGCATCAAATTTACAGTTTGACAGTCAGACAACGTACAAGAACAGAGATTCTAAAGTTGTTCATTATGGAAAAGACGGTTCAGTTATTGCAACATATAAATTTGTTGGTATTTTCCCAACAGAACTTGGTGCAGTAGAACTTGCATGGGATTCGAATGATCAGATTGAAGAGTTTACTTGCACATTCGCATATGACTACTGGTTGCATGAAGAAGCAGCTGGCGGATTAAGGATCAGTGTAAGCATCTAATACTCCCCAATTTACACAACTATTTTTTCATTATAAATAGTTGTGTAGATTTAAGGTGATGTTAAATGGCGATTAAACTTTTTGGATTCAATATATCTAGAAGTTCGGAAGAGAACAAACAAGTTCGTTCCTTCGTTCCTAGAGAAGATCAAACCGATGACGGTGCATTAACAGTTCAAAGTGGGTTCTCCGGAACCTACTTAGAATTAGAAAACAATGCTAAGTCAGATTCAGAACTTATAAACAAATATCGTGAAATGGTGATGCATCCAGAAGTGGAGATTGCCGTTGACGATATCACATCAGAAGCGATAGTTCATGACACTATCGAATACCCTGTCAAAATTCACACAAAGAATATTAAGAGTGCTTCTCTGAGAAAAACTATTGAAGAGGAATTTAATAATATTCTAAAACTTCTCAAGTTTAAAGAAAGAGGATATGACATTTTCCGAAACTGGTATGTTGATGGAAGATTATTCTATCACATTATTATTAATGATTCTAAACCAAAAGAAGGCATCAAAGAACTCCGAAATATCGATCCTCGCAAAATCAAGAAAGTAAAACAAGTCAAGAAAGACAGAATGTCACCACAGGATCCGGTGAATACTGCTGGGTTAGTTTCTAAACAAGAAGAATATTATGTGTATAATCAAAAAGGAATCGTAAATGCGGAAGGTGTTTCTGGACTTCCAATAACTGTAGATTCTATTTGTCATGTTACATCAGGACTCAAAGATGGCAGAAGAAACTATGTTGTGAGTCATCTTCATAAAGCAATCAAACCTCTCAATCAATTAAAACTGGTAGAAGACTCAGTTGTCATTTACAGATGGACAAGAGCACCGGAAAGAAGAGTGTTCTATATTGATGTTGGTAACTTGCCGAAACAGAAAGCGGAACAATACCTTTCTGAGATAATGACCAAACACAAGAACAAGATTGTCTATGATGGAACTACTGGTGAAGTCAGAGACGATAGAAAACATCTATCAATGTTAGAAGATTACTGGTTTCCTCGCAGAGAAGGTGGGCGAGGAACAGAGATAGAAACATTGCCTGGCGGTACAAACCTAGGCGAGATGGATGATGTCAATTACTTCCTCAAGAAATTATACAAATCTCTGAATGTTCCTATCTCAAGATTAGAACCAGAGAACACTATGCAGTTGGGAAGAGCCCAAGAAATATCTAGAGACGAATACAAGTTCAACAGATTTATCATTAGGTTGCGAGATAAATTTTCAGATCTATTTACCGATCTATTGAAAAAACAATTAGTTCTCAAAGGTTATATCAGTCTAGATGAATGGAAAGAGATGAGTCAAGATATTATATTTGACTTCACTCAAGACTCATATTATACAGAAATTAAGAATGCAGAAATGCTGCGAGATAGGATTGCCTTGGTTGCTGAAATGCAAGACTACATTGGTAAATACTACTCTAACGAATGGGTGAGAAGAAATATTCTTAAGATGACTACTTCTGAAATAAAGCAGATGGACAGTCAAATTAAGAAAGAGTTGGAAAGCGAAGATCCTCAAGACCAACCGCCTCCCGGCGATGGTGACGAAGAAGGTGAAAACGATCAACAAGATAATGAACAAAATTTCATATAGGAGTATAAAAAATGACTGACAATGAAGAAAATATAAATAGTGGAATAGATGCGACAACTAGTATTGTCGATGACATTGTTAATGGCGAATTAGCAGATGCTCAGAATACAATCAAAGGTATACTGAGTCAAAATATGGCTGACGAAATTGAAGGTCATAAACAAGAATTTGCGGCGACTCTTTTTCAAGATGAACCAGAAGTTGAGGTAGAAGATACCGGAGAAACATCTGCAGAAGTCGAGACAGAGGTTGCAGAAACCGAAGAATAGGAATTACTATGAAGACTTTTTCTCAATTTTTAGAAGATGATTTAGACGAGGCGGTAAAACGTAAAGTTGTTATCCGTGGCGGAAAAAGAAAAATTAAGTTTAAGTCTGACCGAGCTGGTTATAAGGTTGACTCCAATAAGAGAGAAGTTAAGATTTCTGCTGCAGATAAAATCAAAATGAGTTTGAGAAATAAAAAGTCTGCTCGAAAGAGAAAGGGCAAGGTTGCAATTTCTAATACTCGCAGAGCAAGGTCAATGGCCAAACGCACAGGAACATAGACATGAAACTAATCACAGAAATTTGCGAAGATCTTATTGTTGAAGAAAAGGGAAAAGAACTTTATATCGAAGGTGTCTTTCTTCAGTCAAATGTACAAAACAGAAACGGTAGAGTATATCCAAAGGATGTTCTTGAAAAAGAAGTTAAGAGATATACTGAAAATTACATAAACAAAAACAGGGCGTTTGGAGAACTAGGTCATCCAGACGGCCCATCAATTAATCTCGAAAGAGTTTCTCATATGATCAAATCACTGAAACTAGAAGGTGATAATTATATTGGTAAAGCAAAGATCATGAAAGAAACTCCATACGGTGCGATAGTTTCAAATCTTATCAAAGAAGGTGCGTCTCTTGGTGTTTCTTCTAGAGGTATGGGAAGTGTTAAGTCTTCAAAGAATGGCGAGAATGTTGTTCAAGATGATTTTTATCTTGCGACAGCAGCAGATATTGTAGCAGATCCTTCTGCCCCAGATGCTTTCGTAAATGGAATCATGGAAGGCAAGGAATGGATTTGGGATAATGGTATTATCCGCGAAGCACAAATAGACAATTATAGAAGTGCAATTCAAACTGCAAAGTCTAAAGAGATGGAATCTACTAAGTTAGGACTCTTCGAAGATTTCTTTAAAAAATTGTCTAAAAACTAAATTATTATAAATATTTGGTAAAATCAACTCAATTAGGAGAATAATACGATGGCTAATGAACTAGAAGTCAATGAAGTTGAAGAACTAGAGAATTCAGTAGAGTCTGAGGAAATTTCTGAAGAGTCTCAAGACGAACTAGTTCAAGAAGTTTCTGAAGAACAAGCTGACGAAGCGGTAGAAGAAATTCTTGCCGAGTTAGACGAAGAAGAGGAAATTTCTGAAGAAAGTGAAGAAGAAGAGTCTTTGGCAGAGGGCGGTTACGGTAAGAAGAAAATGAAGGAAGCCGACGACGAAGAAGACGAAGAAGAACCTAAGAATTCTTTTATGATGAAGAAGAAGGTCAAGAAAGAAGATATTGATGTATCAGAACACATTGATGCAATGTTATCTGGACATGAATTGTCAGAAGATTTCCAAGAAAAGGCTCGTACAATTTTCGAAGCTGCTGTTCTAGAACAAGTAAACAAAGAAGTTGAAAAGATAGATCAACAGTATGAAGAAGATTTTGAGAAGTCAGTTCTTGAAGTCAGATCACAAATTGCAGAAAAGGTAGATGAGTATCTGTCTTATGTTGCTAAAGAGTGGTTGGAAGAGAATAAGGTTGTTGTAGAAAGCAGTCTTAAACTTGAAATCATGGAAAATTTCATTTCTGGTATGAAGACAGTTTTCGAAGAAAATTATATCGAAGTCCCAGAAGAGAAGAAAGACTTGTATGCAGAAGCAGTTGCTGAAGCAGAACAAGTCAAAGAACAACTCAATGAAGCAATCGAAAAGAATGTTAAACTTTCTAAAGAAGTTGAAACTGTTCAGAAAGATGGAATCATTAGGGATGTCGTGGAAGGTATGACTATACAACAGGCCGATAAGATTCGTTCTTTGTCTGAAGGTGTAGAATTTACTTCTGCTGAAGATTTTGCTGAAAAGGTTAAAGTCATTAAGGAAAATTATTTTCCAAGTGAAGAAACTGTTTCTAGTGAAGTTGTAGATGGCGAAGAAGAAGTCACTGCGGTTGAAGATTCTCAAGCTGTTCTAGAAGAACAGGCTGCTAAAGAAACTGTTGACCCTGTGATGGAAAACTACGCAAGAGCAATCGCAAGGTTCAGTAGAAAACAGTAAAAATCAAAATATTATAAATAATAACTGAAAATTAAGAAAAACTTGACAAAAACTTAATTGAATTAATCCAAAGGAGACTACGATGTATACAGAAATGCATTTGTCAGAGCAACTTCAAGAGAAGTGGAAGCCGGTAATCGAGCATCCCGATCTACCTAAGATCGAAGATTCTTACAAGAGAGCGGTAACTGCTATGCTTCTTGAGAACCAAGAAAATGTTGCAAGAGAAGAAGCATCAATGTTGACTGAAGGGCCGATAAATGCAGTTGGTGGCGGTATGTCTCCAGTTGTCGGTGGCGAAGGCAACATTAAGGGTATGGATCCAGTACTGATATCATTGATCAGACGTTCTATGCCTAACCTGATGGCGTATGATGTTCTAGGTGTTCAACCTATGAGCGGCCCAACAGGTCTTATCTTCGCAATGAAATCACAATACGGTGATCAGGCCGGTGAAGCACTTTACAGTGAAGCAGATACTGCTTTCTCTGGTGCATCAAGTCCTGTTCATAACGGAACTGACCCATTCAGTGGTGTCGCAGTAACTGGTTCAGGCGCATCTGCCGAACTTGATTACTCTGGTAGCGATTATACAACTGGTGGCCCTGCTGCTACTGCTAAGGCAGAAGCATTAGGAGACGGCGCTGTAACCGGAATGGGTACAGGCGGTCACTTCAATCAGATGTCATTCTCAATAGATAGAGTATCTGTTACAGCGCAATCAAGAGCACTGAAAGCAGAATACACTATGGAATTGGCACAAGATCTGAAGGCAGTTCACGGTCTAGACGCTGAAAGCGAATTATCAAACATTCTTTCTTCAGAAATCACTGCTGAAATCAACAGAGAAGTTCTGAGAACAGTTTATGCAGTTGCAAAGCCTGGCGCACAAGCTGGTGTAACTACGAAGGGTGTTTTTGATCTAGATGCTGACGCAGATGGTCGTTGGTCAGTAGAGAAGTACAAAGGTCTTCTTTACCAGATCGAAAGAGAAGCAAACGCAATTGCTAAAGAAACTCGTAGAGGAAAGGGTAACTTAGTTATCTGTTCTTCAGACGTTGCCTCTGCTCTCGCCATGTCAGGTGTACTAGATTACAACCCTGCGCTACAAACTAATCTTTCAGTTGATGACACAGGTCAAACTTTTGCCGGTGTTCTTAACGGAAGAATGAGAGTTTATATTGATCCTTACTTCACATCAACTTCCGGTTACGAGTTGTTGGTTGTAGGTTATAAGGGATCTTCACCTTATGATGCTGGTATTTTCTACTGCCCATACGTCCCATTACAAATGGTTCGCGCAGTGGGTGAAAATACTTTCCAACCTAAGATTGGATTCAAGACCCGATACGGAATTGTTGCAAACCCATTTGCCTCAATGACTGCCGGTGCGAACCAATACTACAGAAAGGTTGCCATCTCAGGATTGACAGCAATCGGATAATCGATTACTTAAAATCTAAGTTAAAAAAGGGACTTTATGTCCCTTTTTTTGTGCTTAAAGTATTATAAATAGTAGTACGTTCACTGCAGAGATGCAGCGGAAGTAAGGAAGCCTGAAAACCTCCCACGTTCTGTGGGGTTAGCAAGTAGCCTACCTGAGGCAAACGAGACCGAAAGCTTACTGAAGGAACGCTTTGAGAAGGGTGTGCGTCGAAAGACGTATGTACGAAATCGAAAAGAAAACTGGAGGTGCAATATGCTTTACCGAGGTGTAAAAGTAAATCCATCTAACGTCGATAATACCCCTGTTGCTAGAGAAGGTGTCTATAGAGGAGTCAAGTGGTCTTCTAAAGATGTAGACAATACCTTTTCTGCAAAGTCTGGTGTATACAGAGGCATTAAATGGAATAGCAATAATAATTCTAAGTAAGTAAAACTATTATAAATAGTTTGGTCGTTTAACGACTTCCATTCTTACTTAAATTATTAAAGAGCAATTCTTTATAAAAAAAGGTGGTAGAAGGGGGCATTGCCCCCTTCTTTTTTGGAAAGTCAAATACTTTTTTTATAAATATAAGAAAATCATTTTACACTGGAGAGAGAGAATCCATGCCTAATTCCAATCTAGTCAACGCAAAGAATAATATGAAGTCTAGAATCAGAACTCGCGTTTCTGGTTCTAATCCTAGAGATCTAGGAAGACTCGCAAAATCTGCTAGGTTTGTCGGACTTACCGATGATGCAGAAGTCGAAACCGACATCGATACCGAAATGGCTGCAGCAATTCCTAGTGCATCAGTAGATGACCTAGTAGAAATGTCCGAAGGTCTTAAAGAATTAAGAACTGGTGCTGCGGATATGGGATCAGTTGCAAACGCAGATAACCTCACAGAAGGCGGAAATAAGTTTCTAAACGCCGCAAGTGTTCAACCACAAATAAGTGTTTCTGGAGATCTATCATACAATGGCGGTGTCGTTTCTTATACCGCTCCTACTGCTTCCGCACTACAAGTAGTTGCAACAGTTGGTGATTTGCCTGCTGGTGCATCTGCTGGAGATCAAGCGGTTGTTCAATCAAATAATAAATTGTATATCAAAACTGCCGATGGTTGGTATGCAGTCGCACTCATTAATACTGCTCCAAGTATATCAGGAAATGATGCAGCATATACCCTTGCAACAGATCAAACTCCGACAGTCATCACATTAACTGCAACGGATCCAGAGAATGATCCGGTGACATTCTCATATTCAGTGACTGCTGGAACACTCAACGGAACTACAGTAGATCAGACAGATAACGTATTTACAATAACTCCACATGGAGTTTTGGCCTCTTCTTTTGAATTAACATTCTCTGCAAATGACTCAGTGAATGTCGCAACTGCAGTTTCAAGTTTTAGTTTGGTCTTTATTCCGGAAAAGGACTTTACAAATATGGTTGCAAATAAATTTGAAATGAGAAATCCACACGCAGTCTACGGTGCAGACGATCACTGGTCTCATGTAATCTTGGGTAAAGGAACTAAATTTTTGGCATTTGGAAAAAAGTTCGGCGGTGGATCGAATTGGGTAACTATGCACAGCATACCGGATCTTTCTGCATTTACTTCGCCAGTTATTCCCGATACTTGGGTCAAGACTAACGGGGAAAGTTCGAAAAACGGCGGAATATCGGGCGCTTCTACTGAGAATTATCCCATAGTAGGAATGACTGAAGTAAATGCTAATTCTCAAATGTCTGAAACATATTACGGGGTAGTCATAGATCGGCATTCAAATAGTTCTAAAATCAGAGTTTACAATGTATCTGATGGACAATTAGTACAAGAAATATCTTACGCCAAACTCAACAGTAGACTGTCTATATCGGGAGATTCGGTATTTGCGTCAACTCCAACTCAAGGCAGAGACGGTCAATTTGAAGGTGGGCCTGTATTAGAGTTTTCAATAACAACCGGAAATCTTCTAGGAACATTTGACTATCCCGGCAATTTCCAAATCCCTACTAACGGACAACAAATGAAATGGGGATGGCATTTTGAAGCATCAGATACAGTTGTTGCCGTGTCAGCCTATAGAGATTTTTTTGATGGTGTTAATAGTAGTGATAAAAGAAGACAACACGGTAGAGTATATTTATTTGATAGAACAACCAGAAATTTTATTGCAGGAGTTAACGATCCAGAAGGTAGTTATTTGGGGAATGATCCAAACGATTTCGGTGGGTCAGATGGGATGTGGAGCTGCACAGCGATTAATGGAGATTATCTTGTCGTAGGTTCTCCATTTTATAAAGATTCGAATGTTGGAGCATTGCACATATTTGATATATCTACTCCGAGCAATCCGACATTCTTACACACAATAGATCAAACAGTTTATACTTCAGCGGTTACTAATACTAGAATAGGCACAGGAATAACTACAGACGGCAAATATTGTTCTTTCGCAGATCGTTCGTCGGGTAACTGGGTTATAGTCAATATGGAAACTGGTTCTATAGAAATAAGCGGCATAGATGGAACATATGGAGCTGCTGGTGCTCTTCTTTCAAACTCATTTGTCGTAGGACAATTTTATAATGTTACATATCAAGGAAGAAGCGGAAAAGTAACAATATATCCAACAGAATAATTTAAATAGGAAAAACAAATGTCAGATACAAATTTAGATCCTTCAATAACCGCTCTCACCAATAGGGCATCTACAGTTGCTGTTACCGCGACTGCAAGAGAGTTAATGAATATCTCAAGACTTGCTCCTAGTTTGGAAAAGACTGAGAACACAGATTTAGAAGTTGCAATCAACGCAAGAGCAGAAGATCTGGCTCCGACTGCGACTGCGACAGAACTCAAGAGTATCGGTAAGGCAATCGGTAATGTTCTGGAGGCAGACACATTTGTCGCTGGTGGGACACTCCCAAATCAAGCACAAAACTCTGGTAACTTCCTTGCAACAAATGGAACTGCAGAATCTTGGGGTGGACTTTCAGTTTCTACTCTCAGCGAAGTCAATATATCTTCTATCATGAATGATGAGACTTTGGTCTACAATCATGTCAGTGGTCTCTTTGAGAATAACTCACAGGTTTTCAGAATTCAAGAAATTGGTTTAACAGAAAATATCCCTGCTTCCGGATCATTTGAAGGACAGGTTGTTTTTGATCAACAAACATCAGAATTAAAATACTGGAATGGAACAGAATGGAAAGTTGCAGCGGTTGTTGCTGCAGCCGGTGGTGGTGGAACTGCTACGGTAGATTGGACAGGAGGACAAACCAGCGCTGTCGAAATATCTCGCGGATCTGGTACAACTAGATTCGGAAGAATGGTTGTAATGAATAGCACTTATGTCGCGGTTTCGGATTATGAATTCGATCAGGGTGGAATGACAGACAATGGAAAGGTCACAGTATATCTAGTCGCAGATGGTTCTGAAGTATGGACTGTTTATGGTGCCGCAACACATAATTCTATGGGGTACACCAATGGAGGCGAGAAAGGAATGGCCATGACAGAAAATCTTCTTGCTGTCAGTGATGGTTCTAATCGTCAATATGGAGATGGCGGTGCAAGAGTTAGACTCTACGATGTAACTAATGGAAATTTATTAGGAACATTTGATGTTACCGGAGAGGCTCCAATTGCAGTAGATACTGTTGGTGGAGCACATTATTACGGTTGGTCTCTTGCTATCAATGAAGATGAGACTAAACTTGCTGTTGCTTCAAAAGAAGGAAGAAATACATCTGGCAATCACGGAAGAGTTTCAGTATACGACATATCCGATTTAAATAATTTATCAAATACACCTATTCGTACCATCACTGGAGAAGGAGCTCCTGGCATACAGCCCGGCAATGTGAGATTCGGGTATGATGTAGATTTTTCTGGAGTAAACACATTAGTTGTGCCCGCACCAGACTGGAGAACTGATGGTCAAAGAGCTGGTAGAACTTTTATATTTGATCTATCTGCAGCGGAATCGACTGGGGATACGAGAGATGCTGTGATGTCTATGCCACACTCTACAAATGATGCTCAAACAGTTGAAGGAGATCCTCTTACAGTTATTGCTACTGGTGGAGAATATTCTGATGGAAATTTAGTTGTTGTTATAAG